CCTGCGGTGCCTTCGCCGTCTCACCGGCAAGGTCAAGCACGCTCGCTTCCATCTGCTTAACTTCGTCAGCAGCGATACCAACAAGACCAACGATCTTGCTCATGGAAGTTTCAAACTCAACCGCAGTAGCAACCGCAGCCGCACCGATACCGACGATAGGCAGCGTCACCGTCTTAGTGAGATTACCGCCGACCTTCGACACGGACGCGCCAATGTTCTGCATTTTCTTACCCATAGCAGCGAACTTGTCCGAAAAGGTTTGCGTCTGCGCACGCATCTTTTCGATTTCGCGCATAGCCTTATCAAGGTCTTTGCCGTCCCAATCGGCAAGCAGGCTAACGAGAACTGCGGGATTCCTAGCCACCCAACTCTCCTAACTTAGCCTGTGCTGCTTGCGTGGCTTTATCCACTAGGCGCACTATGTCATCTGCCGCTGTCGTGCGGTTGAAGTCTTGCGGTGAATCGTACGCACCCCACACAAGACGCGACGCACGTTGACCCGACTTCCGTCGAATCGTGTTCACAAACCCGACACCGTTGCCGTACGTCCAACCGGTCTTAGGATTGATGCCACCTCGAGGTGGTGCGCCGTTAGTCTTACGTCCGGCTAGTTCCCAAATCACACCGGCGGCTGTCGTGTTCTGCACAGCCATAGCGTTAGAAACAACCGTGCCACGCTTACGACGTTTAGCCGTGGTGCGTTTAATGCCGCCTTTGATTGTGTCCGCGTTGTAGCCGGTTCGCCAACCCTTCCAACCGCTAAGCGGCTGACCGGGTTCAACCATGTTTTGCGCTTCACGCTTCAACTCATCAGCGACGTTTTGCAGTCCTTTGGTTACTTCCTTATTAACCTCAGGGTCTAACTCTTTCAACACCGCTAACGTGTTGCGTATTCCTTTAACTTCAACACGCATCATTTCCCCTTAGCGGCTTTGCGTTCCTGCACATTTCTCCAACGTAAGTAACGTTGCATTGTGACAATCACGCGATCAGATTCAGCCATAACCGCTGACGGTGACAGGCCAAACTCGTACGCCAAATGCACTACGTGCCAAGTGGCTGACTGCTCTCCAAAGGGACAACATCAGTTGACCCTTCCGCGAACTCAACCGATGGATCGGCGTTACCTAACCAATCGTTGAACTCCGGAATATTGGAAGACGTGCGTTGCAAGGCGTGCCATGCAAGCCAATACAAATCCGTTATACGGAAATCGCTTTGAAACTTGGCAACGCTGCGGTCAAACTGTGATTCAAACGCAACGAAGTCAGCCGCCGACACGGTTACATCAGCGGCTGACCCGTCGCCATTCGTTACGCGTAGATGCATTTTCATGGCAGGAAACTCCTAACTAGGAATGAATGATTAAGCGGTTGCGCGAGTAACTGCGCCGGTGATCGGAAGCGACACGGAAGTTGTCGCCAGATCGCCAACGGCTCCATCCACGGGACTGTATTCAGTCACGAGAACATCAAACGTGTAGTTGGGATTAGTTGCGGAGACGGCAGCAGTTCCACCCGGCTTGACAGCAACCGCAACGGTGCCTCCAAGGTTCGGGTAAAACAATGCGTCAATGCCGGACGCACCGAAGTCCTGGTGCATTTCGAAGTCCACGGTACCGGACTTCAATCCGCCGATACGGGTACGCCAAGACGACCCGAAAGCGGTTGTCTCTACGTCATCGGCACTCAGATTAATGGTGACCGATGCACACGAGGAAGTGATGGTAGAACCTGCGAAAACAATCACCGGGTCCTGCAACACATACTTAGCCATGATGCTCCTTACGCGTAAACCGTGACAGAGAACGTCACAGTTAAATAGGTGTTTTCATTGATGGTGGCAGCGCGGTAATCCCGTGCTTCCGTTACTCGAAGGTCACTAACTGTGCCTCCGAGAGTTCTGTCACTTTCTAATGCTGCCTTAACAGATTGCGATCCGTCGGGATTGCAGTACCCGTCAAGGTTTGATTGCGCGTTGCGGTCTGAAATCTTATTGACGATTACCTGCACCGTGAATGTGTACGTGTCAAGGCCACGAGCAAACGCCGTATCAAACAAAACATTCTCAGGGAATACAACCGCGATAGGTGGCTTGGGTTCATCCGGCACAAACGCAGCCGTACGCAAACCGTTGATCGTTCCTAGGTTGGCTGCAAGTCCGCTGCGTATCTCACTAATCGTTGGCATCAGGCGACACCGTGTGTGACCTTGCGGAACGGCATAAGCATTGACTGAATATCGGGGTCAATGCGTGCCACGCGTACGGCTCCCATATCACCGAACCCGGCGACACCAAGCGCAGACGAATACCGCGCATACTGACGCAGGCTAGCGAGGATGCACGCTTGCTTCACCGCAGCCGGGATAGCAGTACCGAAACCGAACACACCCGTAATCTTTACGCCTGTCTCCATCGCTACCGGGTCAACCGGGAACAGGTAATCACCCACGGCGCGAAGCCGCGTGATCGGGAAATCAAGTCCCGCGTTAGTGCGGTTCAACGGCTCCAACTGATAATCAGTAGCGGTCCATGTTTCATCGTAAACACCGTCAAGACCCGCGCTAGTTTCCACCGTGATAGCAGTACCCGCTATATCGTCAACGTCCACGACGTAGGAATTAGTGGCAGCGAAGTAGCGTGTCTCAGTTCCGTTTGTGTAGAACCGGCGTTCACAGTAACCGTCAATCATGCGAGACGATGACTCAATAGCCGTTTCCAACAATTCATCATCCACGCTATCGGTGATGCGAGCCGCCGCTTTAACGGCACTTAATGTCGCATAGCCGTTAGTGATCGCCATTGGTGACCCGCTTCCCGTAATAAGTTTCCGTTATTTCATGCACGGCTTGTTTAATGTTTTCGTCTGTTGCTTCGCCGCGTTTCATCATTGAATCAATACTTAATTCAATTGCGCGGAACACGGCTTCGTCAGTTAATCGTGAGCGAGCCGCTGCGGTACGTGTGGCCTTCCAACGTTGGTGTAACCCACGGGTTGAGGCTGTGAACTGACGTACCAAGTTCCCGCAGTTTAGCCGCCATAGATTCAAGGGTGTTGCGCCACACGTCGAAGTGCAGTTGTCCATTAGGGTGTTCATAGTCAGTAACCCTTGACGCTCCATCATACTCCCCACAGTCTGCACCCACCATGATGATATGCGCCGCACCCATATACGCCGCGAGGTGCATTGTCATGTGGATACTTGAAGGACCAACAATCAAACGATCATCAGTAGGCCAATGCTGAAACGGATTGAACTCCGAATAGCGTTGCTCAATCGTCGGCAATAGATACACGTTCGGTTCGCTAGCCGGATGCGGACTCGCGTCCTGCGGTGGCACCTGTTCAACTTCGCTTGTGAACACAAGCAGATCAGGACGCATCCGCGCTATTGCATCCGCGTCGTTGTGGTGATGCGACACGGAATAGAACGAACGTAAACCCTTGCTTACTCCGGAATAGTTCACGCACACGCAAACTTTATCGTCAAAGAATCTAGCGTTAATGAAGTTCAGGCTTGAACCGGAACCGATGACATACACGGTTTCGCCTGCGTGTATGTCGCGGAAGTTTGCTAGTCCCACGACAACCGCCTGCGGCGAGCGAGGGAATAACCCCCGTCCGTGAAATCCTCCATGCTGTGCTTGCGTTCCATATAGCGGCGGTTATCCTGAAACGTCATACTATTGACCGCGTGATAGTTGCCGCCGTGAAGCGTTGAACTGTTGTCATGCTTCATCGGTATATCCGACTGCATAACCGGCACTCCGTAATACCGGCACCGCCGCACGTAATCGTCATCCTCGAAATACGCGGGGTGTATTTTTTCATCAAACAATCCGACGCGCTCTACAACGGACGCTGTGACCTTAAACGCGCACCACGGAGGTGAACCACCCGACAGCAGTAAACACCCGTCAGATTGCGTGTCAGCGAATCTACGTAGGCTTCCCTCGTAGAACACCGCATCAAAGTTCACAACAAGCCACCACGCGCTAAGCGCAGTCACCTTGATACCAAGATTCCAAGACCCCGCGACACCAAGATTATTCGGAATCGGTAGCACCGTGATACCACTCACAAGCGAACCCGCAGCATCCCGCAACAACACAGGATCAACGCACATGCCGTTATCCACGACAACAAGACGCTTCACCGGATAATCAATAGACGCAACCAACCGATACAACAACTCAGGCTGCCGCAGAATCGGCACAATCATTACAGGTATAGAACCCGCATTATCTACGATCATACCGGCATCACGGCAACTCGTCTAGCAACGGTCGCCACATCTCCGCGTAAACCTTGTCCGCGTCGTAATTATCAACAATGAACTTACGCGCCTGCGGTGACTTCTCACCCTTACGCTCGTAGGCCTGTTCAAGCGCGTGAACGATATCCTCAACGGCGGGTGTGTTGAACCACGCGTTTTGACTCGCGTCCCACAACGGTTGACCGCGCACCTTCCAACCATCACCCACAAGTTCCGGTTGTGCGCTGAAGTCATTAACAATCACCGGCGTAGTGCAAGCCTGCGCATCCGCAACCGTGATCCCAAACCCCTCACCAAGAGTAGGCGCAAGCAACACATCCATACCCGTATAAATCGCGGCAAGTACCTCATCGCTCATGCCGATACGATTCTGATACTGATTCACAAACTTAACGCGGGACTCATCCAACCCGCACGCCTTCATCAGCGGGTCAAGTGGAATACCACCCATCCCACCGAAACGCTCCGTATGCATATACAAAACGGCGTCATCGTGCCGTTCCGCAAAAATGGAGAACGCAAGCAACTGTTCACCGAACGCTTTACGCACCGGTGATGTTCCCTTGTTTGCGTTGACAATCCCGACCACGAATTGATCATTGTCAACTTGCATCAGTTGGCGACCCGTGCGCGTGTTCCCCACATCGTCAGACACAGACGCGGTTGGTTTCATCACCGACGTTTCAATGCCGTGCGGAATATAGACGTGATCCAACTCCGCCTTAGCCATAAGAGACGCGCCGTACTGAGACATAGCAACCGGCGTCACATTAGGTTTACTTATAAACGCCGCCACCTTATCCGGTATCGGCATGTGATCAATAGGCACCCACGACACAACCGGCATTTCATCAAAACGCGGATGCGTGAAAACCCACACATCATACAAAGTAAACACGGCGTGCCGGTGGTCCGGATGCTGCTTCGACCAATCAACGAAATACGGGTGAATCATATCGTTGCTGTACGGATCAAAGCCACGCGGGAAATGCTCTATCCCTTCCCATGAACTCATCGTTGCTTCAAGTCCATAGTTAGCGGCAACCGCGATAGCGTGACCATCCGCGATCATTCGCTTAACGACTTGCTTAGTTTGCGTGCCGTAACCGGTCGGACTCCACGCCGCGTTACTGCACCAAATGCCACTAATCGGCGGTGTCCCGTTGCGTTCCCTACGTCTGCGCTCAGCGCGATTCATCTAGTTTCCTCCGTTGGCAGGTTGGCAGGATGAAGGGGGGTAGCCGGTCCTGCCTCCGACTACCCCCCAATCTACATCAGCACACTAGGCAGCGTTGCCGATGAAGTGCTTCACCGCGTCGGCTTGACCGAGGTCACCCCACACGCGGATGGTCACGCGGAAGCCAACTTCGTCAGATGCGAAGTAAGCATCATCGCTACGCGCAACTTCAATTCCGCCAACCTGGCGAACATGGTAACTTCCATGCCACCCAAAAAGTACGGATTTTGCACCTAGCGCGATGGCCGGACAATCGGGGTTCTCCACAACGGCGTAACCGGCGAAGGAATCAGCCATGCCAACGGTAGCCGCAGGCACGTACAGAAACTGACCTGCGTTGTCCTTCAACTTCCGCAGCGCACCCATGCTTGCGCGACGCATCATGAACGCGCCACCAAGACGGACATACGCACCATCAACAGCGTGCGCAAGGTCAATCAGGTTGTCAGCGGTGAACGCACCGGAGACTGCAGTGCCACCGGTGATGCCTGAACCCGAAGCGGTAACGATGCCGTTCGGCTGAACGGTGCCGGTACCAACGGTGAGCAGGCTATTAACCTTCACACCAACAGAGGTGCCGAGAGTGCGTCCAAGGTAGGACACAACATCAATGCCGGAATCCTGCAACAGTTCGCGGGAAACCTTCGTCAACACAGCAACCTTCTGCGACTTCAGCGTGATGGTGCTGAAAGTCGGATCAAGCGGCGAGATGCTCGTTGCTTCATCAATGGCAGTACCGGCGGGACGCGAAGCCTCAACCGGAACCTTAATGTCCTCACCGGAAGCGGTGTTCAGCAGAGTGACGATGCCGCCGTCCAACATCGGACCGACGGTAACCAACTTCTCCTGAATAACATCGTAGAACGTCTGCGGCACAATAGCCGAGTCGTCAGAGGTGTTCAGGTCGCGACGCTCAAACACGTGCGAGCGAATCTCACCGGACACCAACTTGCGCACCATATCGAAATCATTTTCGGTACGGAGCGCGGCTGCTTCGCGGACCTCCGGAGCGTCAATGAGGCTAGCCTCAATGTCGCGTGACCGCGCTTCAGCGGCCTGAAGGTCATCAATGCGCTGCGAGCGCATATCAATATCCGCGTTAATGCGGTCGTACTGCTCTTGCTCCTCAGCGGAAAGGTCCCGACCTTCAGCCGCTGCGTGATCCAAGAGCGCCTTGGCTGCGTGCCACGCCGACTGACGTGCCTCAACCTGTCGCTTCAAATACTCCATGATTGGAATACTCCTTAGATAGTTTGATTGTTTGTTATTACAAATCCGCAGCGGCTCCGCCACGGGATCGTTACTGCGGCTCCGCAGTATCGAAAACTAGAAAGCCTTAGCGAGCAATTCCATTTGCTTTTGCAAGACTGACAAGGGAACCGTTGGTTCCGGTTCGGTAACTGTTCCGGTCATCCGGTCAACGACGGTGCGCAGGATGTTCGCTTGATCGTCGTCAAGTTCACCGGACTGCAACGCGTTCATCGCGTCAGCGAGCGCGTCCGCGTCCATCTCTGTGCGGTGCGCAATCACCTTCAAGTTACGCACGCTAGCGGTAGTCGTGGGGTACGCGGGGACACCTGACACAACCGACACTTCATGCAACCGAACCTCTTTAAGTGTGCGCTCGTTTCCGTCACCTGACCATTCATCGCGCACAGTAGAAAAACCGAAACTCATACCGGTGATATCAGACCTACGAATGTGGTAGGCGGTTGACCTTCCAAGTTCGGTATCTGGCAGATCAATCTCAACATAACCGCCGTCCGGACGGTCCTCAATGCGCAGCGTCTTAGCGCGAGTCGAACCCAACAGCAACTCATCGTTGTGGTTGTAGTAAGCGCGAATGTCGTTGCGGGATTTCAGGGTGC